GAAGCTTTTTGTGCTGCAGAGCCTACGGGCCCAACACGTTGTTGCACAATAACGCTCGATCCTCCCCGGATCTTGCGACCCTTTCCCAGGGCCACACCCCATTGGGGTTAGTGGAGGCGCTGTAGGGTCACTACAGTGCCTATGAAGGTGTCTTGATCTAATTCACGGTGTTCGTCCCGTGTTGACCCCTTCACATACGGTTCTTGGTCGCTGCGCTGTTCCCAAATAGGAACTTTCATCGCATTCAATGAATCGATATAGCAGTCCCGAGAGAGATAACGGGAACCAAATTCCTTATTTATCTCTTTCATTCCTCCCCAGAACCATTGCCTAAAGGACTTATAACCCTCTATGGCATTTCCATGAGAAAAAGAGGAACTTATATCCGATACGTAATCGTACCGAAGACGGGCGGGAAGCTCGTTCTCATGGAACTCCTCCAACACTTTGGATGGAGATTTGAGTATACCTTTTTCAGGTAATGCTCGCGACAATGGGATGATATCCATTGCCACAAGGAAGAAAATTCTAATCGCACTCGAGCGATCAACGATTTCAGCGAAATCATAACCATTCATCAAATTTCGACGTTTGGCTTCCTTCCTTACATCCCTTGCACACACAAGTGTAGGGTCTAGACCCGCGTCATTAAACCGCGCAGTTGTTAGCTGTTCCAATTCAGTCCAGCTATAGCTCTTGGCCAGAGCGTGGGTGGTTAAAGCCACCTCATAACTCTGAATCAAGGCGTCTAGAGTGGGGTTTTCCAGACCCTTGGGCGAAATGCCCGTGCGACACCGTCGAAATAGGAAATCAACCCATATCGGTGTTCGCTCCGCTGATGTCAGGATTCTGAACAGCGGGTAGATTATAGATGGAATTTCATCTACAATCCGGTCCCATAAAATCTCTTTTGGGATTTCGTGGGGACAATCATATCCCCCTATGGAACCTGGAAGAAAGTTCATGACATCCCTTGACATAAGGGATCCCATGTTCCTATGGAAAGTTCTTATGACCATAGGATTAACTTCCTTCCTGGGATAATAGTCAAGCAACTTCTTCAGTGCTGCCCCCTTCCCTATTACGGGGTTTCGGGCTGAGGGATTACCCTCAAGTGACTCTATCCCAAATGGAACAAGTAGTCGTGACATAATAGTGTCCGTACAACATTGTTCCGAGTACTCAACATCCTTTAGCCTCTTCTTCCAGAAGAGCCGAGTGCCGTATAGGTGGATCCCACCTTGGCAAAAGGGTACCCATACACTGGAGAAGAAAGTCTTTTCCAGCTGGATCTTGTGTCCAAGATCTTTGTGGGTGTTAAGTACTTTGTCAAAGATCGCTCTAGATGCGTACATCGCCACATCATCACCGGCAATTAACCAGATGAATGAGCGTCTGAGACTCATAGAAAGGTCATATTTGACTTTTCTATGAATAAGTTCACTTGCGAAAACTAAGATTTCCTTAGTTCCAGCATTCCCCATTAGGAGGCCATTAGTGGCTGTGAACTGATGAAGAACCTTAGACATCGAAGGGTCTTCATATATTGTTACTCTTCTATCACGGAAGATTAGAGATAAAATTATCTCTATGTAACACCATATCGCAGATCCACCCAAGGCAGAGCTAAGAAACTCTGTTAAGGCGGCACGCATCACTCCCTTATCTAGGTTGTTAGATGCTGATGTTAGGTCGTAAACACCGACTGTCCATCCCATCTGTGATATGTTTGGATCTTGGATACTAAGTGTATCTGCAAAATCCCATGCCTTCCAGCTTCGGTTAAATGCCGAATATAAAGCTGGGACTCGATTGAGTAATCCTGCCATCATATGGGCAAGAGGTTGGCATGCAACGTTAACATAAGATGGTTCCATTGTGACCCACCTTATCTTACCGCCTGGCTCACGGACACAATGTGCCCTGCATGGTATAGGTTTTTCACCTACCACTGAGCTAATTCCTCTTTTTGCGATCTCTAAATCGCAATAAGGGGGCAACTCGCCTAGGTATCCCTCGTCGATAAGAATCTCGAGAGACATCTGATAGAGTTGTGGTGCGAACTCCCGATCTAAACCAAAGATCGGTTC